TCATGACGCATGCAGTCGCGACCCATTTGTCCAGTTTATACCACTGGGCTGTGGAAACAGCGGTAGCGGGCATGGAGTCCCACTAATTGAGCCCCAGGAAACTGTGGTAATGGCCAACTGTGTGCACAACCAAGTTGAGTCTTTTAAGCGCAGGTATTTCAAAGATACCCCTGTTGTGCAAAACACGAATCTCAATTATGGATTAATTCTCCGCATTGTTGAACGCTTAACAACTGATGTCAAAAAGTTCTATAAACCGGAGTTCAATTTCCATAAATATGTTGCTAGCAAACCTGGGTCCGCCAGGCGACGGTTTCTTAAAGCCGTCGAGCAACTGCGCACCGGCACCCGTGCATTAGATAGGGTGTCACGCATAAGTGCGTTTGTTAAAAACGAACGGTACTTCGCCCAAGGGAAAGCACCGCGCCTGATCATGGGGCGCGATCCAAGGTTCAATGTCTATTATGCCAGGTTCATCGCCCGGTTTGAAGATGCATTTTTCCAGTTACCTCAAGTGGCCAATGCTTGCGATTACCAATCATGCGGTGACAAGTTCTCTAAACTTTACCGAAAATCTAGTAGAATGTTTGAGAATGATATGAGCGCCTATGAGTCATCACAGCGTTGGCTTTATCTCGCACTGGAATTCCTTGTTTACGCATGGGTCTGCCCTGAAGACGAAGTCGAAGATCTGAAGCTGTTGTTTGCCACGAAATTGGTCAAGAGTGGTAGGACCGAAGCTGGCCTTAAGTTCTATTTTGAAATGTGTCGTGGATCAGGTGATTTAGACACTGGCTGTGGCAATGGTGTTGGCAATTACATCGCTACCGCCTATTTCAAGATAGTTAACTTCTGCCCGCTTGCTGGGAACTGCCGTGTGGATGGCAGTTGTTGTGGCTGTTTGGATTTCGTCGTGAAAGGCGATGATTCCTATGGCACAGTCCCGGAGCGGCACACAGCTAATCTCATAAACACTTATGCGTGGTTTGGCTTGGATGCCAAACTTATTTATCGACCTGATGGCAGGTTGACTGAGTTCTGCAGCGGACATTTCATTAGAACATCTGACGGGTTCACTTACGTGCAGAAGTTGAGAAAGCTCATAACATCTGTGAGCACTCTGATTAACCCTGACTTCTTGAGGAGAGGCCAGGCCGCGCACTATTACCGGAGTCTTGGTGATATGTACGCGGTTTTGTACAAGGGAGTCCCCGTCTACAGTGAAATTGCTGAATTCCTCCAAACATCCAGTTCCAGACTGCGCATCAATGTCAACATGGTGCAAGGCAGCTATGGGGCTTATCAAGCATTCTCTAATACACGCAGTGTCCAAAAGATAGGCGTTTGCCCGGAGACTTTGCTCGATATTTCCATGGTGAATGAAATGAGTTTACCAGAATTGGAATGTTTGGCCACCCACTTTCGCACACATAAGCTGAAACTACCACCAGAATATCAGCGACGTTGCAATTTGAAAGGGGTACGGGCAAACGCCACAATCGAGATCCCACATGACATCCACATGGGATTTGACAGAAAACTTAACGACAAGCGCGCAGTGACATTCAAAAGGGAGCTGGACTACCTTTTGAAATTCCCTTCACGGGCGTTACCGCAGATAGCCAAGCGCAGTCAGTGAGGTTTTTCATGTCCGCAGGTGCCTTAATCCTGCGTTCGATTGTGATCTAAGACGCCACCCACCCGTTGGGTCAAC